GTAATGGGTTATAATTTGTAACAATAGAGTTTCTGCTAATTTATCCAATTCAGAGTTATTCATCATCATCACAGTCAAAATACACAAACACTTACGGTCTTTGTGTTCTTTTGGTTCGTTATATTTTTTGCTTAAAATTACATTATAACAGCCAGAATCTTGATTATTGGTAAAAGAGGATAAAAATTTGTTATATTCGCCATCTATTTTTTTTATTTTTTCTTTCAATTCTAAAAGATCTTTTTCTGCTTTGACTATGTCATCTTCATAAACCTTTTTTTTGAATCCGAATGTAAATGCCTTTTCTTGTTCTGTTTGAAGGTTCTCCTTTTTGTTGTTTAATCTTTTCTTCATATCCATAGCATCCTCATAAACATAACCGACAAGCTTTTCAAGTTGTCTCTTGAATAAGGCGACTCCGTCCGCTACCCGAATATATGATACGGTTAAACTATTATAAAAAAGTTGTTTTTGTTCATTGTCTAATTCTTTATCTGTTTCGATATTAGAAAAGCATTGACCGATGGTACGTAGAAATGTACTAAAAAGTGAAACCACAGATTGATGTTTATTTGAATCTTCTAAAAAGTCATCAGTAGCTAAATGTTTAAGCAAGATTGATAAATCCCCAAATAAATCAAGATACTCTAATATGTTCACTTTATTTGGTGTTTCTTGGTTAAGTTCCTTATTTATTTTATTCAGAATATGGTTAAACGCACCTTTATCATTACCATAATTGTGGTTAAAAAGTGTTTCCTCTATTTCCCTTACCGTTTCTTTGTGTTTTCTTTTATCCTTTAATCTGTTAAGAATTGTGCTCATAGCTTCTTTTAAATTATCATTCTCATTGGTAAGGTCTACATATTCTATAAAAGCATCTGTTAATGCATTTTTTGGTGATGGGCGTGTTTCTCTTGGTAAAAATGACACCATATGGTTAATTAACTATATAATTACATTACATTATATAATTACATTATTCAGTTTTTACCCTTTTTCTTTGGTGCTTCAAATAGATGATTGTTCATATTACGTTCTGCTAATGACAGAAACCATAATTTGGACTCTCGTTTTTCTTTATTATACGAACGTAATAACAGTTCAATGAACGTACACAAAGTTGCATTTGTAAAAAGAGACTTCTTAAAAGCCTTGTCTTTTTGGTTTGTTTCCGCCCATTTATTCAAGTAATCTTCATTGTATTTGTTGTCTTGTTTGGTAATGCTATTCAAGTAATTATAAATATCACTTACCGTAGAATTATTACAAACGCGACCTAAGTAATTACCTACTACCTTCGATTGTTTCAATTTGAACTCAACCTCCCCGCTCTTTTTATTTATTAAAAACCCATATAATTCACTTAGGTTGTTTCGCGTAAAAATGTGTTGTTCTAATCCTGTTTTATAATTCCTTAATAGCGCATCATTAATGGGCACAAGCTGGTTGTTTTCAATCTTGAATAATGATACCTTGTTTGTATAAAACAAGAACAAGTCTTTGTATCCAGATAATTGGTGTGCGTTCATATAGGATAATACTGATTCTTTGTAGTCATGGCTATCGGCTTGTAACATATAATTGAATAATGCTTCTTTTTTATTCCACTCTAATAAATCCAAATAGTGGTCTACTTTCAATTGTTTCCAGTGTTCTTCCATAACCCCACCCAGTTCTTCCATTACCAATGCCTTTGTGATGTCTGCCCGGTAATACCAAGTCTTCTTATCTTGACTACTATTCTCAATAGTGCTAACCATAGCAGACAGTAAAAGGGATGCATTATCAATAGACACCAATTCTTCTATATTGTTTTCAATGATACCCGTAGTCGTGCTATGGAGTTGATTGCTTGGTAACTTGGTAGGAATACGTACATTTGCATGCTTCTCTTTGTATTGGATTGGAACACTGCGTTCATATAGCGAAATGTATTCGTCGGTAATTTCCAATGGCTGGAATAAAATATAATTTCCTTTTCTAATTAAATACCCCTTGCGGTTATATTGGTCCATTATATAATCATTTTTGTTAGATGTAAAACGTTCTATTGCGAACTCAATGTGGTCTTCATTATAAGCGTTATTTGCATTGATTAATTGAACCAATGCGTCGTGGTGGTAAAAAATATTTTCCTTAAACAACTCACGTAATCGTTTGGTAACAGGCAAAATGCTATTTTTGGCAAAATCACTGCTATTTGTATATTGGAAGGTGGTTTCTTTATTGTATCCATCTTGAAGCATACATTTGAAATCGCACGTTTCCATGTAATCACATGTAGGACTGTATGCCTTGTCACCTATTTTATATGAAGTAGAAGAAGTCATGGTGGAACTCAATATTTGTAATTCTGTATTCATTTTCGTTTCTGTAAAGTTGGTTTGGTCATGATTTAACAAGCAATCAGTAGCAACCTCTTTCAATAGTCGGGTCACTCTCCCGATTTTCATTGCTTTCATCTCCGCATAGCGGTAAATATATAAATCGACTGTTTCTTTTTGTTCAACAGGGGTTGTACTGTGGAAATAGATTTCGACATTCCGTTGGGTTAATTCCAAGTCACAATGGCTATTATTACGAACGCCACGACCAATAATTTGCTCCATACGATTGGTATTATACCATGGCTCCATTAAATGAATTTGACGAATGTTCTTGAAATCTAATCCTTCTGCTGCCGCACGAGTAATAAGAACTACCTTTACACGGCTACCATCCGCATTGTCTGGGTTTGTAATATATTTCAAATCTTCAATATTGTTTGCTGACAATTCCTTCTCGCCTGTAATCATAACATATCGGGCTTGCTTAAATGGTCTGTATGAAATATCGTATTCATCCATTGTTTTCATTGTAAGACTATCTATCTTGGGGCGTGCGTGGTTTTCCGAAAATAAGGATTTTGCCTGTTTTGAACTGCTGTAACGCGCAAACCCCATTTCTTCTAATGCTAATGCCATTGGGATAATCCCAGCACTTAAGTAATGTGAATATACCATAATGATGCCTTGCGCCCCTTCTTTAATGAGTTTTGTAATTTTTGCAATTTTATGACTATAATTGCCGATATGGTCTTGATGGAATATAGGAGTGTCAATTTTATACTCGTAATCATAAACACTATTGGACTCTTTGTCGACTTTATGACTCATTGCTCTCTTCAGTGCTGAAACTCCAATCAACTGTTTGATAGTTTCTTGTTTGTATTCTGAATTAACAATCATGTCTTGGAGACCATTTACGGGGAATACAATGTTAAGGGCTTCCAATGGTTTTTGTAGAAAAGTATATCCAAACGCTTCCATATTTTCAAATTTACTATAGTCTTTTCCATCCGCCATAGTCTGTTTCATATATTCCATGACATAGTTGTATCCTGTAGTCTGGTATTCATCCATGGAATGAGTGTACAAATCCATATGCTGAATACCCATTTCCAATGGACTATTATTCATTTGGAGTTCAGGCTTGTTTTCAATAATATTTGTATAGTTTTCTTTCACCGTGGAAGCCAACTCACTATCATCATCGGTATTCATAAAATCTGTTGGGTATAAGCGATAGGGAAATGTATATGGATTTTCACCACGCACATAAGACACGTACCCATTTAACTTACGCTTTAGCAACTGGGTTCCCTTTTCATGTTCGCTTGGTTGCTGAAATAATCCTGTTTCAGATTCCAACAAATTATCATCTTTATCAAATACATCGCTAACTTTTATTTTACTTCGCTTATCTACTGCGTTCAACAAATTAGTAAACCATACAACCTCTTGTGGGCTGTTATACATGGGGGTAGCTGATAATAATAACATGCGGAAGTTATCACAGTATTTGGTAATTTGAAATAACATATCGACTAATATTTTATCTTTTTTGTCATCCGTATTTCGAATATTATGGAACTCGTCAATAATAAATAAACTATTGTCAATGTATTTTCGGATACGCTTTTCGCGTATTTTTTCAATCGTATGTTCATCTTTGGAATCATGCTGGGGATGAATAACCTTGTACAATTTGTTTGTTAGTTCACGGTAACCAATAAACACATAATTATCGTTAATGATAGACTGAATTGTATTGACCACCTTATCATAGGATTGGTTTTTCACATTCATCGGGTTGATTTCATGTAAGAAACTCTCACCGACACACGTATGTAAATTCCATTGTCCTTTGGTTTGCTTTAACTTACGTTCATCGAATAACTGTAAACGAAAATTCTTTTGGACAGATGGTGAAGCAACAATGCATATTTTACCATTAAACAATGTTTTGGTTTTTACGATGGATATCTGTTTTTGAAATTGGCGGGCTTCTTCAGCAATACCAATTGCACTGCACGTTTTTCCACTACCTAATCCATGAAACAACAATAAGGCATTATAAGGGGTATGTAGCGATAAAAAATTACGAACAAAATTCTGATGAGGCATTAGTGAGAATTCTTTATTACACATGGCATCTGACTTCTCTTCAATGTCTGTAATTTCGCCATCATAACGTGTTGAAGCAAACTCTTGCCGTTGTGCAATTTTCAATTGCAATTCTGGGTCATTTAGTTCAGGATACAAAAAGTCATATTCTTTCGCTTCTTGTTTCATTTCTGAAAACTGAGAATAATACATACGCTCTTTTTCTTGTTGATTTTTACCCTCATATTCTTTTAATAATTGTTCTTGTTGGGTGGTGGGCGTATAGGTGGTGTCTTCTTTTTCATCAGTCTCATCCTTTTCGTGGTCATCCTCCTTTTTGTCATCTTGTTGGTTCTTTGTGGTTTGCTCTATTTCATCATTCACAAGTAGGGGTGTTTGTTCAATGGCTGTTTGGTCGGCTTCCATGCTGCCTTCTTTTTCACGTTCAAGTTCGTTTTTATCAACACACACTTTACCATACTCCTTTGTATTAATACAACGAGTTCCACGTTCACATAGTTCATCCTTTCCTATACACGTTTCGCCCACTTTTTTAATTCGTTTCTTTCTGGTTACATTCTTATTTGTATGAGGTGTTTGTTTCTTTGTAGAAGACATATTACTTAATATATAGGTATATAAATTTTATTTACCTATATATTTTTTGTATCTATATGCATATAGATGCGTTACACCGGCTAACAAAATTCAACTAACTGATAATGCGATAACATATTATCTACATTACAGAGCATTTTCTTTTTTTCTAAATTATAAGAACGTATGCTTTCCAAACATTGTACCAACGATTTCCACTCGATTTTACTGACTTCACTTTTTTCATAATTATTCAATAAACAGCTATCTTGGTAATTTATCATTCCCACAAAATACTTATGTTTATAAGACTTATAATTAGACCCAGTGAAGTTTTCTTCAAATGGACTAATATTCTGAATATTATTTATAACATCACAAGACAATCCGGTTTCTTCTGTAAATTCGCGCATAGCACAATCATAGTCCTTTTCCTGATAATTACGACGGCCTTTTGGAAAGCCCCATTCTGGTTCCATCCACTGGTCATATTTAGAACTTTCTTCTACCAAATCTTTCAACGTCAAGAATTCATCTTTATAATAAGAACCGTTTTTCAACATAATAAATTTATTACGCGAACTTCCCTCCTCTTTGCGATATTCAACTGAAAGTTTATCGTTTCCCCAAACCATTTTCCATAATTCATCAAATGATTTATTAATCAAGTTTTGTTTTTCAGTCACTGTCATTTGTTTCAAAATATTCATAATGTACTCTTTATTTCCTAATGTATATTTCCCACGAATAAAATTAATGTATCCTAATGTATCCTTTCGGCGTATCATTAAATATTCTCGTTTATTCTGTGTATTGTACCGGAAAGTAATGAACCCAATACTGGTAATAGGCATTTTACAATGGTTGTAGGAATGACCATCCTTTCCGCAATTGTTACAATAATTATTATGATGAGTATTTTGGTTAGTAGTATGATGGGTAGTTTGGTTTTGTATCATGAATAAATAAACTCGCTACTATAGCTACAAACGTAATCTTTATGTGTATATATAGTAACTTATTAGTGTAATATTGATGGATTTTGAACCAGAAGTATGGGGACCACATTATTGGTTCTTTTTACACACAATTGCGGAATCATATCCTTTATATCCGAATGAAACAACCAAAAAGAAATATTATGAGCTTATTAACAATTTCCCACTATTCATACCTGTAGAAGAAATCGGTAACAAGTTTAGTGTTGTATTGGATAGATACCCAGTTTCTCCTTATTTAGACAATCGTGATTCTTTCGTTAAATGGGTTCACTTCATTCATAACAAGTATAACATTATGCTTGGGAAACCAGAAATATCATTACCATTAGCATTAGAATTATACAGGGGTCATTATGATAACCATGTATCCAGACGAATAAAAAAATGGAAATATAAGAAACATGTTATTTTTGCAACAGTTAGTCTGGCATGTATTCTATTGATTTACTACTTGTACAGGTAATATCCAAGGATCAAGGTATTATGGAGCACATAAAATATCATATTAATATAGATACCGATGAAATTAGAACTATTTTTGTTAGCTGCAACCATTTTTATTGTAGCAAATATTTACACAGATGGGAAATATTTAAAAATAATGATGACTTGGAAGAAATATTACCAAATGGCAGGCGTAGTTATTGCCGCTTTTGTTGTATATGTTCTTATTAAAAAAAATCCATTGCGTGCACGTGAAATGATGACCACTACAAACGATTTATTGAAAGTATTACCCGTTGACCGTAATACTACAAAAATGATTTCCCCCATTTTAGATTTTACAACAAGACAAGGATTTACCAGTTCCATACAGAATAATGGTACAAATCCAGTAGTTGGATTACCTGATTATTCCACCCCACAACACATTCAAAACCGCATTTTACAATCTGGTAAAACGAAAACAAAACGTTCTGTAAGTGAAACCAAAAAGAAGTTTGTAGCGTCTCGACAAAATTGGTGTTGTAATGATTGTAAATCGCAACTATCTGCTTGGTTTGAAGTAGATCATGTGGTCCGTTTAGAAAACGGTGGATCAAATCATGTAGATAATTTAGTAGCTCTATGTCGTGAATGTCATGGTAAAAAAACAGCAATGGAGAATTTATAATGTATAGGTATTATAAGATAATTATACATTTCGATGAGTTCAAACACAGATACAAGCACAAATAAAAATGCAGGGTCATCGGCAGCAGATAAAAATACAAAAGACGCATCAGACAGCTTTTTTTCAGCAACATCAAATATATTCGATATGCCAATAAAAGGGTTTTCTTATTTGGTATCACAAATAGGGGACGCATTAAAGATAAATTATAACGATCCCGCGATTTTCACTATATTCAAATATGGGTTTATACTTGCTTCTATTGTGGCACTCATTGTGTTTTTCGCAGTGACAAATGAAAGTACCAGCTATTCCAATGAAAATATTTATTTCTTCATGACGCCTCTTTTACTGTTATTTTTGTTCAATATGATATTGTTATTTACCAATGAACCCTCTACCAATCAATTGTATAATACGTATGCCTTGGGATTTGGTGTAGCGTTTTTGATATTATGTATTTATTTCTATGCGTCAAATAACCAATATGGGAACTTGGTTTTCAGCTATATTAGTGGTATATTATTGTTTCTCATTATCGTAGGTTCACTTGCCACATTATTTTATTTTGTAGGTAAGTATTTGCAGCGTATAGAGGGAGTATCCGGCTTCATTATCCATTTAATTTTCTATATACCTTGTCTATTATTACAATTCATCGGGTACTTGAAAAAAGAATTCAACGACACTACTAATGATGTGTTTTACTTGTTTTTATTTATGGTGATAGCTGTTCTAAGTTATTTATTTCTTCCCAAAATAGTACAATACTTTTCGACACGTAATGCTGTAATATTACAACCAAAAACTACCTTTATCAATACAGAAAATGTAGTCGCTGGGAGTGAAGAATGGATACAAAGGGATACTGCTGGTAAAAGACAGTACAATCAAAACTTTTCCTTATCTTGTTGGGTATACTTGAATAACCAGCCAACGAACTACAGTTCCTATGCAGAGGAAACCACAATAATTGAGTTCGCAGAAGGAGCACCCAAAGTAACCTATGAATACGCAAAGAATGAGAATGATGAAAACGACAAGTTAAACATTTATTTTACAAACCATGAAGAATACTACAATGAATCGATTACATTACCTATTAAGAAACAAAAGTGGAACCATTTAGTATTTAATTACAACTCACAATATGCGGATGTATTCTTAAATGGAAAATTAGAACGAACGTTAAACTTGGCAAACAAACCACCACAGTTTGATGCAAGCCAGTTCTTGGTAACGGGAGCCAACAATGGTTTGGATGGTGCTATTTCAAATATTGCATATTATCCACATCCATTAACAAAAACAGAAATAGTGACCCTATATAATACTTATAGCATTCGAAACCCTCCGGATTATATTCAATAATTTTCTTACAAAAAGATATAAGAAAAGTATATACAATGAATTTGTTGCTTGTTGGTTTAGGCGTATTAATCATTTTACTTATCTATATTTTGTATGTTTATTTCACAAGTCAGGAATCTACCTTAACAAAAGAAGGAAATTTGAAAACGGGATTGCCATATATTACAAGTATTGACAGTCCTACAAACACCCGTTATTCCTATGGGATCTGGATGTATGTAAATACATGGGACCCCAATGTTGAAAAAACGATTTTCAAGCGGGATAATAGTTTACACGTTTACTTAGACCAAACCGCTCCTATATTAAAATGCTCCATGAAAATGAGCGATAATACTGATGAGGAAATCATTGTGACTGATAATTTCCCTCTTCAAAAATGGACTTGTGTGATTGTAAGTGTAGATAACCAATTCTGCGATGTATACCTCGACGGTAAGTTAGTAAAGTCGCAACGTTTCTTTAAACCAGAAAGTAGTGTAATGCCCAAAACCCCCAATGATAGTGACCCAATCATTTTTGGCACATTCGATGCGTACATTAAAGATTTCAAACGTTGGACAGAACCAATGGACCCACAAACTGCATGGAGCGAATATTTGAAAGGAAGTGAACACGATAATCTTTTGAAATCGTTATCCAGCTACGGTATTGATATTTCTGTGTTCAGGAACAACGAGCTACAAAACACCTTTTCACTATTCTAAGTGAATGAATAATTTTTATCGTTATAATATAGTATAAAAATTATTAATGGATAGATACAGAAATGCAGAAGTCAATCTACCTACACGTGAAGACATGGGAAAAGCAATAGACACTTTAGGAAACACTGTAAATGAAACTACTGAAAATGTAAACCAGCAATTTAATGACTTTTCCAAACAAGCAGCCGCAGGCGCAGGCGCTACAATGGGGTTTCTACAATCAAATACAATCATTGCCAAGTTTGCCTTTATTATCTTAGTGCTCATCTTATTTTTAGTCATTTTGAACGTTGGTATTCTTTTAATGAGCCGTTTTTTGGGACCACAAAGCAACCCCTATTTGGTCCAAGGAATGGTGGACGGAACAAGTCAGCAAGTGATACCACAAGATACAAACGCTTCAAACGCGGTTCCTATTTATCGGTCCAACAATGAGAAAGAAGGTGCCGAATTTACATGGTCATTCTGGTTATATATCAGTGATTTAGGTAATGATACTACCGGTGAAAAATTCCAACATATTTTCAGCAAAGGCGATGGCTACTTTGACGAAACTACCAATAAATCCTCTGTAAATAATGCTCCAGGTGTATATTTAGAACCCGGTGTAAACAATTTACATATTCTAATGGATACCGTCGATTACAAAGACACAAACAATAAGATTATTATTGAAAACGTACCATTGAACAAATGGTTCCACGTTGCCATTCGTTTGGAAAACAAAGTAGTGGATGCTTATGTGAATGGTGTTATTTCAAACCGTATTGTGTTAAATAACGTAGTCAAACAAAACTATCATGATGTTCATATTGGTAAAAATGGAGGATTTAATGGAAAACTATCTAATTTACGATACTACCGAGAAGCTTTAACAGTATTTGAAATCAACTCCATTGTTAAGAATGGTCCAAATCTATCTATTGTAGACGTAAACTTAAGCGCTACCACCAATTACTATTCTTACTTATCCAACTCGTGGTATGCATCAAAATATTAATTTCAATGGCGGTATAGTGATAACGCACAAATGTAGATAATGTATGCTAATATAGTATATATTATTCGTAATGAGTAGTGATAATGTTTGTGACCAAATAAGACAACGTAAAAAACAAATGGTCTTTTCTGTTCCTCCCATACGTCTTGAAAAAACAAGTCCTTATCCATCGTTTACAAAATTACAATTAGATATGAGACGTAAGGCAGAGGTGCTACAATATAAGGGAAATTCACAAGCCTCCAAAGGTAACAACCCTACAAAAAAACAGCAATTTCGTCAAGTGATTAGTGGATACAACCAATTCCGTTCATACGCCACTTTGTATAATACAGAAGCTACTGTTGTCTATGATGAAACAACCGATATTAGTAGTGTTACCTATACAACAACTGCGTCCAAGGTTGCTGATGTTAGTAATTGCGGTATTGTATATAGTTCCAGCAGAAATTCGGGTGTTCCTGGTCCTGCTATCGAATTGTATTTAGACCCAGACGTTCCATTATACAACTACAAATCCAGCACAGAAGCAGTCGGTGTACAAAATAGTGATGTTACTGATAAAATACGATTTGCTATTGGAGATAATATTTATATTGGTGACGACGTCAGTGGAAACTTGTTTACATTATCCGTCCAAAGTGGTATTGACCAGAATGTATATAACTTTGAATTTGAAATTCCATTCAGTTATTATATTACAGGAACAGCAACGACTGACTTATCCGCTGACTTTTACAATGGAAATACATTAGAAACCGCCTTCCATGATTTATCATTCAATATGGAAACGGTCCCGTTCAACTTCTATACTATGTACAGTAGTCAGTTAGTTGATAACGGAAATTCACCACCCACAATTGAAGTTGTAAGTGATATTAGTAATGGGTTCGTATTTGATTTATCAAACGTAGACTTCGGGGACCCAACCGACCTTTCTTATCAATTTCAAGGCATTGTATATGGTGGTATTATTAAGGTATCCAATGTTACATTAGCTACCCCAAATGGGGCAGTATATGACTTTATGTTAGAGCCTAATATAGCCAGTCTTACAAACAGTAACGCAAATATTGTTTCTGATTTATCTGAAAACTTTACACCAAATCCTATACAAATGGGCGTCATTTGTAACATTACCGAAAATTACACAGGGGTTGATGGTTCTGCTAACTTAACCCGTATGACATTAAATTCATTGCCGTCAGATATGAGCTACAATACTTTCCGTATTAAAATGATAGATTATGATGGAAATGAAACCGTTTTTGATAATCCATTTATCAAAACCACTTTTACTTCTTAGCTAATCCCAATATGTCAACTCCATTTCGCGCCGCCCCCTTGATAACTGTGAGCTATGGTAATCAAAGAAGATTTCATCCATACGGTTTTTACAACAATTTAATATATATAATACGTGACTAATCGCATTCTCCATAAGTTCTATGTAAAAAGGTGATAAATCACCACATCCAGGGTTTTCACTATAACACTTTCCTAAGTTTTCCATATTTTCAAAGACCCATTCCGGTTCCCAACGTTTAATAGGAAGTTGTTTCCCATGAAGATAAATATACTTGATTGATCTAAATAATAATTCCACTTTTTTTACATCATTGTCTTGGTCGTAACTGTCTTTGTATATAGAAGGATCCCTAATGTACTCACGTAACCAACCAATGTCTTGTATCATTTTCTCATCGAGGGTCAGCGTTCCATAATCTGTATTAATGTATTGCAATGCATTATAAATTGCGTCTTCATTTACATCAGGGTTCAGTACAAATTCTTCGTCCACCCTGTGTCTTTTCTCTGGATATAACACAAATAATGTTTTATCTTGTAACTCATTCTCAATAAATTTTCTTTCTTGATAAGATAATTCCTCATTGTAATAATCTCCCCCACGCACAGTATCAATACCGTATTGTTTCATATAACGTTTTACATGGTAATTCCAGTCCATAAAATTTTGAATAGGAATAATAAACTCAATGGATTGTGGACTGTATTTTTGCAACAACTCGTATTGTGACTCCGCATCATCCATAATTTCTTCTTCAATCTTGTTACAATAAGACAAATGTAGAAAACGCATTTGATTTGCTAATACAATCACGTACAACGCAACACCTTCAATTGTCATTCGTAAATAATAAATAATAAACAACGCTATTATTTATTTCATTTGACCTGATTAATTATTTTTCACTTATTGGGAGGCTTGTGCCTTCAAAGGGTGAAATGCATGCCCGCTGGTATTTCCGTTAAATTGAGGCTGAACACAGCTTGCATGGTTTGGAAAAACTTGTCCAGACAAACATGGTTCATCTTTTCCTAATTCAACGCATCCGCGGCGCCCATTGTATTCTCCAACCAAACACCATTTTCCCTTACCGGAAGTAATTGGTTTCTGAATAGAGTTTTCGCTTTTGTCGCTTTCAGGCGTGTGAATACGGGAGGTTCCACTTTCATCCAATACATTTTGTAGGGAAGGACGGCTTGCGTCTTTTAATAGGTCTCCCACACTGTCTAATGTACCACCTGCGATTTCAACACCAGCAGTAGCAGTAGTGGTAAATAAAGCGGCAATTTGTTCAATTAAAATACCAATGGTAAAACCGATAATCGAGACCACACGGGTTACCAATGGTCTAAATATATCTACAATGCGTTGTAAAAACCCTCCTAACATTTTCAAAATGTTCACACCCGCCAAAGAGAATACGATTAATACTACCAAAATAATAGTCAAAATACGATTTGTATTTACTAAATCATTCGATACTTCAGTAGTTGATACCTTAGATAAACTTTTTGTCAAACTTTTAGTAGCTGCTTCCATATTACTATCTTATATAATGAGCATATATTTTGTTCGTTTGGATCGATATTTCTTTATGTATTTGTAATGTAATGGGACTATCGTATGTTATGGATTCAGTATTATATATATGTTTAGCAATTACTTTTGTATTAATATTATTGATTGTGTACCACTTTAAACAACGAGTATCTGCTTTAGAGGCAAAACAAGATACGATGTTTGAATTGGTCAACAATATGGTTCAAGAAATGCAAAATATGCGGGCAAACACAATGGCGCCGCCTATGCCACCACAAATGCCTCAGGAGATGCACGATGCTATATTTAGCGAACTAAGTGGTATGCCTTCTATGATACATATTGGTGGCAATCAAGGTTTCATGAATGTTCATAATAGTGATGACCATAGTGTAGAAGAATTAGATACGGATGACGATGATGATACGGATGACGATGATGATACGGATGACGATGATGATACGGATGACGATGATGATACGGACGAGGATAATGAAGATGTATCAGATACAGAAACAACCAGTATAAAACAAATCCAAGTGGAATCTACCACCCTATTAGATGAAATACCAAGTGAGCATCTTTCTGCTAACGATGTTGAGGAAACTATCATAGATGATACAGATGCGCTTGTTGAAATTGACTATGAAAAAGAAAACGAATTATCTGTATCTAAAAGTGAAGAACTACATACAGAGACATTGGAAGAAGCTATTGTCACAGATAATGACCAAGCTACTACAAATACAAATTATAAAGACCTTACTTTACCACAATTAAAAGCCCTTGCAAATGAACGAGGGTTAGCTACCAATACCAGTCGTATGAAAAAAGCCGAGTTGATTGATATTTTAGAAAAAGCTGATGCAACCGAAAATAACATTGACTCTTCCTTTATTGACGAATAAACATATGTAGCAACAAAAATATATACATATGTTTTATAGAACATGTTCCAAGAATTAAATAATCAATTTCAAAAATTAATGAGCACCGTATACCAATCTGAACCTACTTATTATGGATATTCTACCAACAATAAACACCCCGAGTTTCCACCTCTAATGAACGATGGACGTTCCCTTGTTTCAAACTGGCAACCTGAATCCCACTTGAATGACCGTTTGGTAAAACAAAACAATATCAAATCAAACTGGGAATACAGACACTACTTACAACAAAACGCCCCACAAATTATGGAATCCAATTTCAAACTTAGTTCCAATGATACTGGTTTTATGGTTCAACCTGCTGCAAAAATGTCTATCCAATCCAACCAATTTGGTCATTTAGAAACATACCCTTATTCCTACAAAAGTATTATGGATGAAAACAAACCCAAGGGATACGTATTAAGCGACTTGAAATCCAACTACCTTACCCGTGAACAGTTGGAAGCTCGACGCGTTGCCCCCAGCGTTCAAATCCCAAAATAAATTGTAATTATTCATCTAATAACATTAATGCCATTGCTGCGTAATTATGTAAATCAATCAACGTATCACGCATTCCTTCTTGACTTACCAAATGGACACCATTTTTCGTGATAGAAATGCCCCGTTGTAATTTATCTTCCATTCGCATCAAAACACCCACGACGCCATATTTTGCAAATGCGTCTCCATAATCCTTGTTTTTCTGGATAAATAACTCCAATCCTTCTTGTTGGACTTTTTTCATTTGTTCAATACGCGTAGTATGTGTGGCAGAACCATCATCTTTTTCCATATTGTATGGTATATCTATCCATATAATGTATTATCTATACTGTTTCACAATTGAATAGTTCAAAAAGCATTTCAATAAAAAGAAATCTAAATAGCTTTTTACAAAGGTCTCTATAGGTCTCTCCATTATGAAAATTATTAGCTTTGATATTGGGATAAAGAACATGGCATTATGTATTATTGATTGTTCCGCATCTATCCAGATTGAAAGCTGGAATATTTTGAATTTAATAGAAGATGGAAAACAAGAAGAGTGTATATGCAATCAGCTCGGTAAAAGTAACCAGAAAAAATGCACATCAAAGGCAAAATTTAAAAAAGGGTCCCAGTTTTTTTGTAAGAAACACGCAACCAGTAGTTCTTTTATAATACCCACTAAAGAGCTACAGCTAACCAAGCTTAAAAATAAAAAGAAAGATGATTTGTTACACTGGGGAAAGCAGCACTATTTGTTTTTAGAAGATAAACCCCTATCCAAACAAGAAATGGTCTCCACTGTAGATAACTATTTGAAAGCGCATTGTTTAGAAGAAGTACGCAAACCCAAAATTAAAGCAAGTCAATGTGATTTGATTAGTATTGGCAAGGCAATGAAAGAACAGTTAAATACCTTTGATTTAAACGATATTGATTATGCTATTATCGAAAACCAAATATCCCCTATTGCAAACCGTATGACTACAATTCAGGGAATGTTAGCACAGTATTTTATTATGAAATATCCAAATTGTAACATTGAATTCATTTCTTCCGCAAATAAACTGAAACCGTTTAGCAAAATGGAACTGATTGAAAAACCTGACACAGGAAAAGAGCCAACACCAAAAAACGTAAATCCGAATTATAAGGCACATAAACAAGACAGTGTATCTATCTGTTCTACAATTGTGGCGAACAATTTTTCGCAATGGAGTACCAGTTTAGAAATAAAAAAGAAAGATGATTTAGCA